ATCATCCCAGGCTGCCCCATCTCCCCCCACAAGGCACGACGGTACATGATGATCCTCGCGCTATATGCCGCATTCTCCGCACTTTGCGTTGTACCGATACTTTGGCTCAGTGCATCAATCCCGAGGCTTATAGAGGCAATACCGGCGCCCAGGAGGATATCTCCAAGGATGTTGAGAATCTCGATGGTGGCAAACATGCAAATGGCATGAGCCATGTCCTCCTCGATTGTCTCCATACCGGCCGTGTAGTAGATGTGAAACACCGCTGGCACGTAATCCATCTGCATGAGCATAGGAGTCAGTCCGAACCCCTGCTGAAAAATCGGAGTCGCGTACTGCCCTATGGCAGGAAACACTTGAATCTGCCCGTTCTTGTAATCCACTTTCAGCCATTGAGAGGGAATGTTGAATGTCTCGTAGTTCGCCACGACGACCTTGATCTGATCCATCGTTAGGATAGGATGCCGATCCACTTCAAGAAACCCATAATTTTTCCACACGTCCCTGTGGAAGTCCTTGTAGTCAATCAGACCGACTTTAGGCTCGATGACAATACCCAGGGCAGATGCAAGCCTCTGAGTCGCTGCAAGGATGTAGAAGTCAAATACGGAGTCTGGAAGCTCGTTTCCTTCTGGGTCTGTTATAGGGATACCGAATAGGTAATTTTTCTTTATGAAGTCTGCGTTTAAGTCGGAAAGTAGCACTGCATTAGCCTACCCTGTTACTTGCCCTTCTTCGTTGTTCTCGGCTTGGAGTAAGGCTTCTCCTCCTCTTTCGTTTCTTCTGGCAGCTCCGAAATATCCTCTTCCTCAGTCGTCAAGAAAACAACCGCAGGATCGGGAGGAGGAATAGGCTTCTCTTCCTTCATCTTCTCCACTGTGTACCCTGCGAGAGTCGAGAGGTGCTTTGCCGGGCCTTCATCACAAACAGCCACTCCCTGCTCGTCGAACTGAATGAACCCGAACGGAGTGTAGAGCTTCGTACTTTTGTAGATCGGATGGGAGACTGTGTATTTCATTACGCCTCCTCAAGCTCCGTTTCGTCGATGTTCTTCCAGTAGAACTTGTACCCGTTCTTGCACATGCCTGTCGTGACATCTGTGGCACCAGGAGTGAAACTCGCGGGAATCTCAATCCATCCTACGGGAACCTCGTCAGCAGGGCACTCGGGAGCAACAGCGGCTGCCTGGCTTACTGCGAGAGGTCCTGCGTACTGCTGGAAAGCAGAGCCGTCCCAGGTCACAAGCTCCTTGCAGAACTCTCCCACTCCGGTTGTCGTGAGGGGCTGGGCAATGTCGTCCGTTGCCGTCATTGATGCGATGGCTCCTTCGTTCAGTACAGCAACCGTGTTCGTCGTCTTGTACTTCTTCGTATTCGACCCCTGATCCAGGAGTGCCGAAGCAAGCATGTGGTTCTGAAGGAAGTTGCGCATCTCGTTATTGAGCTTCGCAATGGCGTAATGCCTGTAGCCAAGCTCAACGTCCGCTGACGGAATGTGATGATCGTTCAGCGCACGGACTTTGCGATAGTTTGAGGGGTCTACCCCCAGAGGAAATTCCTGTGTGGACATTGTCTTCTCCTTTGTTGCCTAATCGAAATACTAGATTTCGATGTTGATGACCCGCATCCACTTGTTCGGAGCGTACACTACGAGGACTCCGTAGAGCAGGACCATCCAACGATACGCGGGAGAAATGACTGCCAGATCCATGCTCACCATGTCCAGGAGCTGCTTGAACTCGATGACTTCGGGAGTCAGCTCGCCGATGTACGTCTCGTAGGTCTGCGGGACTACTGTGCCGCTGTCTACGATGGCTGTCGTTCCACCGCCCGCTGCCGTTGTAATCGCTGTCCTGCTGATGAGTCCGTAGTCCCTCACGACAACGCCGCCCACTGTGTCCTGCCTGTACAGGTTGATGAACTTCGGGGCGTTCGTGAAAGCACCGGGATTCGTCACCGTGACAGTGATGTCCTTCGTCAGCTCGCCTGCCGTCAGAGCCACTGCGCCGGACTGTGTGATTGCCGACTCGCCATAGGCATTGGCAATCGTTGCGCGGTACAGGACAGAAACTCCCGTTGCGTAGACGTTCGCCCATACGCCGGAGCCTGCGCCCGACACTCCCACAACCGTTGCGGCGGCTTCAGGAGATTTCGTGCTTGAAGCCCCTGTCGGAGGGGAAGGAGTCTTTTTCAGGAACAGGGAAGGACGGGGAAGGACCGTGCCGTTTCCAGTAACGATCTCTCCGATGTTGAATCCGACCTTGTATGCTCCTGACTGCGTCGGCATGGGCATGTGATAGGCGGGAATGTATTCCTTCGCGTACTCTTCCACGACTTTCGGATGGGCAAACCAGTGTGTCGGAATGCCGTAGCCTTCGTCCTGGATACGCTGGGAGTAGTCCCTGATGTCCCTTTCCGTAACGGGCTTGCACCACTTGTTCTCCGTCAGTCCGCAGAGCTGCTGGAGTCCATCGAACTCCACGAACTCCGCTCCGGCAAGACCGAGCTTGCTGTTACCGAAGAACAGTCCCCACTCCATTGTCCGCAGGATGCGCATGATCGCATTGGCGTTCTCTCGTGCCCTCACGTCACCGGGGATGGCCCGCACAAGTGTCATCGGATGGGACACTACGCGAGTGTCACCGATGTACTTGACGAGCGCGGCTTGCCTGTCGTAGGTTGCCGTGGACTCTTCCGGAAGCTCGCCTTCAGCGATGAATCCGAAACGTTCCTGACCACCGTACTCGCTCAGTCGGGCATACTCCTCAACGGTGGAGGCTGCGGCTGTTTTCGGAACGTCCTTCCAGAACTGGATGTGCCTGTCGCGGAACGAGAGGATTTTGAGACTCGCTTCGAGCGACTCTACCCTCAGTGCGCCGCCTCCTGTTTGCGTTGTCGGGGAATCCCCGTAGCCAGCTTCGAGAGCCTTGCGCAGTTCCACGACATCGGACGCGGGAGACATGCCGTACCCCGTGAAATTGTCGTGGGGAAAATTCTCGGTATTCATCGTGATCTCCTATGTTTGATTTTCTTCGCTTACTTTTTCAGTGTTCCTTTGGAGTGCCCGAATTAACGGGCACTCCTATGGAACCGAGGGGCACTGTCTACTTCTTCCTCTTTTTCTTGGCGACTTTCTTGACCTTCTTTTTGGCTCTCTTCTTCGGCGTGCCCTTCTTCTTCTTGGCTACTTTCTTCTTGCCGCCCTTTTTGCCTTTGGCCTTGGCCTTTCCACCACCGAAGACGTAAAGCTCTGCAACGTCTACATTCATGTCATACCTCTTTTTTTCTCGTTGCTTATGTTATGTCCCGCACTCAAACTACTACTGCGCTGCGTCGAGAGCAATCTTCGCTCTCGGGGAAACCTGACCCGATGCCTCGAACAGGAGAACGTCGGAAGCTTCCACTTTCCCTGCCTCTGCCAGCACACCCAGCTTCATCGCAACTTCCCTCTTCGTCGCGGGCTTCTTTTCCTCGCCGAAACCACTCTTCATCATGTACCCAGGCTTCCCTTCGGGGAACGCTCTTCGCTCCTGCGGAGTGCTCTCGACGGCTTCGAGACGCTTGCTCATGCCGTCCATCGACTTCAGCAGGCTTGCCGTTCCTTCCAGCACAAGCCTCTGGGACTTGGCGAACTCAGCCGTCTCACCCACGCCCTTGCCATTCTTCAGGCTCTTTTCCATCACATCGAGACGCTTGCCCATCCTGTCGATACTCTTCACGAGCGAGGACATGGCAGCGTCATAGAAGCGTGTCAGGTCCATGATCCATCCTGCGACTGTGACAGCCTTGTCACCGTCCTCGGGCTGGAGGGACTTGAGCAGGTCGATTTCGTCTTCAGGAAGTCCCGTCAGGACATCCTCCAGGGGGTCTTCCTTCGGAGGGGGCGTCTGAACCGGCTCTTCCTTGAACTCGGAAAGCTTCTTCGTGTCATCCCTGATGGCTTTGATGAGGTTTTCCTTTTCCTCGTCTTTTGCCTTCGAGAGCTTTTCCGTGTTATCCGTTATGGACTTGAGAAGAGCGTCTTTTCCTGCCGGGGGTAATTCTTTCGGAGGCTCCTCGCCCTTTTCGAGCTTGGCGAGATTTGCCGTCGCTTCGTTGATTGCCTTCACGAGGTCTTCGTTGCTGGTGACGTTTTCCATTTCGAGACTCCTTGAGAAAGTTTTTGGTCCGTTAGTTTTTATTAATGACACAACCCCCCAAAAAAGTCAAGTTACGCCTTGTTTTTAACTTTGTCCAACACGCTTTTTGCGCTCTTCCTACTCACCCCCGTGACCATCTGAATGAGCATAATCACGTCGGCATCTGACTTTGTTGTCTTACTGAGCAGCGCCCCTATCCACGACCTGATTCCTTCCGGAAGATGTTTGGCATCTCCGACAAGGCTTTCCTTCATCACAGGCGAACCCGAGTCTGCGGAAACACTGGGATATCCTGCCGCCAGCGTCTTTATCAAATCCTCGTTGCTATCGTTTGTCAGGCTCTTTGCAAACACCTCAAATGTCGATCTCGGATTTGTGGGATGCGGAGTAAGTGCGACATTATGAACTCGCGCCCTGATGACTTTGAACCCGTCCTGTTCCAAGATTTTTCCTTCTGCACTCATCCCAAGCCTTCTTCGCGTCCCCGATTTCTGAAGAGCAACGGAAGCATGAAACAACTGCACCCCAGTCGGAGTTTCCAACAGCTCTCCCTCAGTGTAAAATCCATGTTCGCGTATTTCCGCCACCGTCGGGAAGCCCAGGATTATCTGGCTGTTGTGATCGTAGTTGTACCACCCGTGTTCCTGAAAATACTCCAAGTCCAGCCCCTTCTGAAGAATTTCCTCATTGTCAAAATCCTTGTCTGGAGTCGAAGCGAATCCCTTGATGAACATTTTCTTGTTTATGGATTTGGAAAGGTCCACTTCCCACGAAAGATTGAATCCAAAATTCGACATGTCAGTCTCCTTTTTTATCGAGATAATC